TGTTATCTGTTGTAGTTTATCTAGTGTATTTGTAATTGGTTCTATATCGGATTTAAAAGCAATATCAGATGTTTCTGTTACTGTTCCCGTTACTGTTATGCCTGAACTGGTTGTATCAACTTTTTTTGTCCCATCATGGTATAACTCTACGGCACCATCAGGAATAAATTTTGCAATGTTTTCACTTAAATTTCCTTTTGTTATTTCGAGAGAGTTAAACTGATTAAATAAATCAATTACTAATGGTCCTGTTATTTGTTTTACAAGAGTTCTGTCAAATTCATGATGTATTACAAAATCTTCACTATCTCCTAGAGAAAGTTCTGCCCCATCAGCAAATTCGAGCCTATCGTCAGATTTATCAAATACAATATTATGATTTGCACCAGTAAAAGTTACATCTCCATTAAATGTTGCTTGACCAGTATTAATTACCCCAGTGCCACTTTTAACATCTAGTGTCGTACCATCAAAAGTGAGATTAGTGTTAGCGTTTAATGTATTTGCAGTTCCTGAGCCAGTAATTAATTTAGATGTACCATTATTATTTATTGTTACTGCTCCATCACCACTAAAACTTGTCGCTGTAACCGTTCCAGTTACCGTCAATCCCGAACTCGTTGTTTCAGCCTTCTTTACATTATTATGGTAGAGTTCAATACCACCATCTTGTATAAATACTGCTTGTGTTTCACCACCACCAGAATTTCTTATTTCTAATCTATTACTATCAATAAATAAATTACCTGTACCTGAGTCTCTAATAATACTATTTGATCCATTATGAGAGATTTCTAATCCATCAGAACTTGTGCCAAAAATTGCTTTAGCATTATCGTTAAATATTAAATCATCAGTATTTTTATCAAAAATTATATTGGCAGATGCACCTGTAAAAGTTACATCATCATTAAGTGTAGTTGTTCCGCTTACATCAATATTTCCGTTTAAGTCTACATTTCCATCATGTACTGCCCCATCATCAGTTACCGTTCCAGTTACATTAATTCCTGTAGTTTGTATAGAGGCAACAGTTGTCAACGTGCCAGCAATTTCTACCTGTAGATTTAGTTCGCCATCTTCAGTTTCATCACTAGCATCAATAATTTTTGCTTGGATCGCTGCATAATTTACTTCTTGTGGTGTTGTAGCATCATTTTTTCCTTCAAAGAATATCGTTGACAGTAAATCGTTATCTTGTCCAGCACCACTAGCACCTCTTATTCTTGATAAAAGAATATCACCACCACTAGCAGCATCATTAGCAGTACATTGAACCTCTAAAACCACACCAGCTTGTGTATCTGATACATGAAGAATATTTTGTGGTGAGGCTTCGTTAATACCAACATTTGTATTTTTTAATCTTATCCTTGATGCCAACGTACCAGCAGCACTTGTCATTATGTCTAAGACACCATCTTCAGAAGTATTTGTAGTATCTTCTATCTGAGCAACAACAGCAGCATAATCATGTGTATTACCAGCAGCATCATTAGCTCTAAATAAAAGATTTCCTAAATTATCATCAGCAGCAGGAGAAGCTGAATTTCTATATAGAACTAGATCAGGTGCATTGTCAGCACCAGTATCACTGTTTTCAATGATTACTTGATCTGTAGTATCAGTACTAAACAAGTGCAGTTGTGCCGCAGCAGTTCCAGTACCAAGTTTTAAGCCAGTAGAAGAAAAAGATGCTACAAGTGCTTGGTTAGCTGATACCCCTAAATCATTACTACCAGCCCTAAAAAAACCTGTTGTACCAGTATCACTTACAAAACTAACGCTTGGACTTGATACTGTGCCATCAGGAATATTTTTAAGAATAGTTGTAAGCTGTATTTTTTTATTTTTATTAGCGTTTGCGGATTCGCTTACATCAATTACAGGAAAAACATCAGACGCTACTGGTGCTGTTAATTCAGTTAACGCTGTTACCTTCCTGTCGGCCATTTATTTATCAGTTGTTGCTTCTATCTTACCTTCTAATTTATCTAAAAACTCTGTTTGTTTTTTAATATATCCTTGATTTTCTAAAATAGGTTGAGTAATAGTATTTATTTGTGTCTGCTTTTCAGTAATAGCAGCTTGAGCCTGTTCTTGTATTTGTTTAATTTCTTGTTGTAATAATGAAACTTTTTTAACATCAATATCTAGCTGCTCTTTAGCAGAAGCAATATCTTCTTTAATTAAATCAATAGGATTGGTCATGTTTAATATGTAATTGTATAAATTATAATAAAGAGTCTATGACCCTTCAAGTGCGGTTACTTTTGCTGATAATTCTTGTATTGCTTTTACCATTGGTGCAATAAATTCTGTATATCTTAATGCGTATCTATCAAAAGGTGTTTCGAGTGGTACTTCTTCGGCATTACCATCCGCATCAATTTCAACTTTGTAAGTAATTTCATCTTTGCAAAAACCTGCGAAATCTGTTGCTGATTTTCCTATAGTGCCGAGTAATGTTTCTATGTCCTGTGCAATAAGTCCATAGTGTGTTCTTGTTTTGTTATTAAACTTATATGAAACTGGACTTAATTTATTTATAAAATCAAGACCTAAATCAGATGCAACTATTGTATTTTTTTCATTTCTATCTGATGTTTGAATAACATTATTTGAAGCTCTAACATCATCCCATCTTTGACCCGATCTTCCTAAGTCATCAACATCATCTGTAACTGGATGAAACGCACCAGCGTCCATTTCATAAGTTGCTGCACCATTTACACTGAATGTCATATCAACACTATTATGGTCATAATCTATCTGTCCATTATTGGTATCACCAGAATCACCAAATTGAATAATTGAATGTTGGTCAGTACCTCCAACTGCTATTCTTAAAGCCGTATCAGAAGCACTATCTGAACTGTCATTTTGAATAATTAACACGCAATCATTACCGGTACTATCTCTAGATATTGTTACACCTGTGCTGGTAGTGATAAACCGTTGTTCGTTATTATGGAAAAAGGAAACAGCACCATCATCATTAAATCTTGCACAATTTTCTGATCCATGCTTTATAAACAAATCACTAGCAATATCTATGACATTTACATTGCTAATATGACCTATGGTTAAATCATCACCATCACCTAACTTTATTTTTTTATCATCTGGTAAATCAAGATCACCAGTTTGTGTTACATTTCCACTTGTGTCTAATGTCCATTTTGTAATTTGTGTTCCGCTTGTATCATTTAAAAACCTTAAAGTATTAGAAGTGGCATTACTTTGAATTAACCATGTATCACCGTTATCATCTCCTTCATCAGCAGCCATTCTTATTTGTGAATTAGCACCTTCAGATGCGGTAATTGTTACTTCCGCAGCACCACTTGGGTCTGAGATTTCAATTCCAGCAGCACCAAGAGAAAGAACTGTATTACCAGCCCTTTGTAATCGTAATTCACCTGTACCTGCATCATTAATAATGCTGTTCGTTCCGTCATGACTGATTCTTAAATCCCCCGAAGTTGCATCTCCTAGCTGCAATTGATGGTTGTCTGGAATTTTTAAATGACCTGTCATGGTTACATCACCATCACCAGCTATCGCCCATACTTCAGCATTTGAACCAGAAACATCATTATAAAATTTTAGTTTTCCTGATGATGCTTGACTTTGTATTATCCACCTGTCGCCGTCATCATCACCCTGGTCAGCTTTTAATTCTAAATTTGCATTATGTCCTTCAAAACCTGTAATTACTACTGACGAAGAACCTGATGGATCTGTGATTTCAATCCCTGAACCATCAACAGTAAGTATTGTATTACCAGCCCTTTGAAGTTGTAACTCACCTGTGCCAGAATCATTAATTATGCTGTTACTTCCGTTATGACTAATAGTTAAATCAGCAGCAGTTCCAAAAGTTGCTTTTGCATTATCAGCAAATTCAAGAGCATTATCAGATTGATCAAAGACTATATTTGCAGATGCTCCTGTTAATGTAAGATCCCTCGCAATAGTTCCATCTAAATTTATTAAATCTACCCATCCGTCATCAGCACTGTTACGAATTTTAAGTTTATTGTTATTAGTATCTGCCCAGATCATATAGGCCACAGTAGTTGCAGGAGAAGATGCGTTACTGTTGTTTGACAGTATTGCAGATAAAGCATTATTTAAATCTGAACGAAAACTGGCCCCAGATTGGTTTGCCAGATTCATATCATGTGTGGCCATAAGTCAGTTATACCAGTGGATTTGAAGGATTAGGTTTCTTCCGCACCAAAGCCGTTTGCTTGGTATGAAAATGAACGGTCAATAGCAGCGTTTGAACTATTGAAAAAAGTAATGGTAAAGCCTGTACGACTTTCACTACTAATTACATAATAGTCCCCTGTAGCCATATTACTAGCAGTTATACCAATTTTTGGCGGTTGAACAAAGGCTTTACTAAAAGTTATGACTTTTGCACCAGTACCGCTAGTTGTAGAATCACTTTCAGTTCTGTTTTCAAACTGCATACTATAACCTAATTGATCAATCAAAGGGGTTTGATCCTCATATTCCGAAGTCAACTCAGCTTTAAACTGAAATACTCTCCCTGTAAATCTGCCATTTTCTAAAGGTACAAATTCACCATAACTTTGTGAATCCTCTTGTGAAAATTTATTATCATCTTCAAGTAAAATAAATTCATCGTTTTCATCTGCTATCTCTTCATCGGCTGGTGCGGTATTACTTTTTCTAAAAGATAATACACAGTTTGTCTCGTCAGGTAAGTCTCCATCAAAATCTGTCCATTCATCAATATTTGTTAAATGTAAATCAATAGTATTGTTTGGATATAAGCCTCTTGTTTGTAAATGTCTTTTGATCTCTACTGTAAATACACCTCCAAGGTCAACTTTATCCTTAAAAAAATATATTCCAGAAGTTAAAAGCGTTCCACCAAAATCTATACTCTGTAAATAACCTTCTTCAAAATCAGCTTTATCATCAATCAGATCATCAGTTTCTAAAGCTAAAGCATTATGCTCATCGGAAAAGAAAATATTATCTCTTTGACCCTGGAAAGGAGGTGATGTGGTATCTTCTCTTACTTGAGTATGTAATAGTTTAGGCAAGTCATCAGGTAAGTCAATAATTACACTTTTGGCATTTGCAGATTTATTTTCATTTGTATCTTTAAATTTAATCATGTAAGTTCCGTTCATTAAAGGTAAAATTAAACTATCTGTATTTGCTTGTACTTCTCTTAATGCTGTTGTCTCAGGCCATATAGCACTACCGTCAGTTAGCTGTGAGTGTCTAATAATTGCAACTAATTCATTTTTATTTCCTGTAAAGTCTGATGGTATTGACCATTTTATAATCGCTTCATTTTTTGTTGTAGCTTGTATTGTTGGATTTTGTGGGTCTGGTGGGAGTATATCCGTAGGGTCTAATGTTCCTGTTGAACTTGATGTTGCTATTGCTGGAACTTCTTTCGTTATAGTCCTAAAATTTGATTTTTTATCTGGTATAAAACCAACAGCACAAACTTTAAATTTTAAAGTTGAGCCGACTAATAAATTGTCAATTTCATAAGTTGTTTGTGTGTAGTTATTTAATGAAACTTTGTTCTTGCCATTTATATCAAGTTCAATATCAAATTTTATTGCAGCACCATTAGTACCTCTACTCCATTGAAATAAAGCCCTGTTAACAGTGTTATTATTAATTTTTACGTCTGAAAAAGATACAACTAAATCTGTAGGTGTTTCTGGAGCATTATCAAAAGTTGAAATTAATCTATCATCTTGAATTAAGTTTGTAGTGCCTGTTGTATCGTCAGCAGCAGCATAAATGGAATCATTATGTTGAGTTCCTGTTATGGTGTACGTTCCATCATTATTATCCTTTATATTTGTGCATCTAAATTTTTGTTTTTGAACATCATCAGTTGATATTGCATAAACAGATTGTGCCAGTGGAGCAGAACTAAACGCATCTGAAACAGTAATCGTTGTACCACTAGAATCAAAAATTTCTCTTGTTTCTAAACTTCCGTCAGATAAAATACAAGTTAACTTTTTATTGTTACCATTAGGTAATTGCACAGTTTGGTCAGTTGTTATAACTGTTGTTGACGCACTACTAACCCTTCCACCTGTTCTTTGCCCTGCTCTCATTAAATCAGCAACAGCAAAAACTTGGCTAGGAAAAACAAAAAGTCCATCTAGACCAGTAGCAAATGTAATAACTTCTGTGTCTAATTCTTCAGCTTTGAGTAAATATTGTCCTTGTCTTTGTGCTTGATATTTTGAAGTACAACCAAATGCAACGATTTCTTTTTCTTGGACACCAAACTTATCTATTAATGATTGATCCTCAACAACAACTTGATCTACTTTGTACTTGTTATCTGGATCGTTATAATTTACTCTGATTTTTGTTGATCTTGTTTTAACTGAAGTTCCATTATATGAAAATACTCCATTAATAACATTTGAATTGGTATATAAATGAACTGGATCTATATCTGTACCGTCTAAATTTCCGTGATCGGCACCAACATTAACAGTGTTTGACGCATAGAATGTCATTCCTCTAAAAACACTAGCTATGTATTGAAGTAATTTATAAGCCGTTGTTTGATTGCTAATGACTGTATTTATTGCAAACCTTGGCTCGCTGCCATCAGGTGTATCAACAAGCTGGTTACAATATCTAGCTATTGGGTAAAGATCAGCCAAACTGATATTTTCAACACTTACAAAATCACCAGCCCCATATCTTGTATTAGTTAACATATCTATAAAAATACAAACTGGACAAGTTGTCCAAGCTAAAACATCAGTTACCTTACCTGTGTCATCATCTTTAGTTTGCAAGAAATTTCCATCAAATTCACCATCAAACTTTAAACTACCATCAGATCTTGGAGTTGCATTAGAGAAAATTCTTACTTTTTTACCTTTTATTAAATAGCTACGACTTGGTAATTGAGGGAAAGCCTCGCTTGAAAATTCTAAACCTACACAGGCAGTATCTTTGTATGTTTCTGTTGAAGAACTTAATAATTGAAAAGAATTACATATTAATCTATTACCTCTTTTACCTTGAAAAGAAAAATTTTCAGAAAGTTCTTTTAAATCTTGTTTTCTAATACTAAAATCATTTTCACTACTTGCATATTTTCTTATTTTTATAATATATGGGCCATCTCCTTCAAATTCAATTTCTGGTGTTATGATCTGATAATTGGTTGTGCTTATTCCTTCGATTGTCTTATCAAATCTCTCAACAAAACTTTCTTTTCCTTCTTTAACAAATATTTTAAACCTAATTTTCGCAGAAAATAATTGACCATTGGCAATACCTTCAACTGCTTGGCTGAATAATGCAGGTATTGTAAAAATAACTTTAAATTTATCAATATCTGTAGCAGTAATTTTTTGTAAAATTTGACCCGCACCATAATCTCTTTCTTTTACTTCATTATTTGCATTAAGTGTTTCAGAGTAATTCGATCCAACCTCTTGGTCGATAGTTACAATTTCTGTTTTTCTTGCAGTCTGAAATTGTTTTAAAACTTTTTGATTTGCACTTCCTGTTCTTAAAACTACATCAACATCAGCTTGGTCAAATGCTTCTTGACCTGCAATTTTTATAGGATTATCGTTTAAAAGAACAGATGTTGATAAATTATCTTCATCAATAGGATCTGCAAAACCTTCTATTGGCCCTTCACATAAAAGATCTAAAACTTTTATTGTTGAAATTGATCTTAGTGTCATAATTTTGTTTTAGGTTACAAGACCCATTCCATGTTCTACTACTTTAAATTCACATTTACTTTTAATAACAGAATGGTCAATTACTTTTATAAAAGATTTATATGCTCCTCCATCTATCTTTGTAAAAGGCACTTGTACAATAAAGTTTACTTTATGTGCATTGCTAGGTTGTAAAAGACCTCTTATTGTCATTTGATGACGACCAACAATATCATTTGATGTATTTTCTTTAACGATAACTTGAAACGTAATAAAACCATCAATAAAAGTTGTACCTTCACGACCAATCCTATCTATAAGACCTTTTATTGTAAATGCGATTCTATATCTCTTCGTGCTTCTTTGTCCTGATTTATTACCATCAATTCTGCCATTTAGTGCATCTGTTGTTAGCTGTTGCTCAGAATCACCAAAACCTAAAGTTTTTGATTTACCTTTATAGTATCTTCTACCGTTTTTGACTTTAATATTACCTTTAAAAATTCTTGCAGTCAGACCACCAGCGTCAGTAAATGATCCTTTTAATTCATCACCATTTAAAGTAAAAGTTTGCTTTCCTGCTTTTCTAAAAAATTTTGCTTTTGTTGTATTTTCTGACTCAGGTTCTATTTGGGCTCCTACAATCAAACTTCCCGTCAAAACTTTTCCATAAATAACTGGAATTGTTTTTCCTAAACCACTTACGTTTGTAGGGCCTGTATAAGCAAAACTTTGTTTACCCTCTGCACCTTTTACCAATGAGCCAGGGCCACCACTAAAATTTGTAAATGAACCATCAAAATCAACACTCTCAGGCAGAGTAGGTTGTGGTGCAAGCATCTGAGAAATACCACCTAAAACCATTGCCACACCAAGATTTGCTATACCAGCAGCTAAACTTGTTCCTGTAAAACCAAAACCCCCTGCTCCAAGAGCAAAACCAGTTCCTCCACTAACTATTCCTACAGTTATAAATGCAGCACCTAAAACAAAGTTTCCTACATCACCACTACCAGAAATTATTGGTGTAACTACTAAATCATGTGAACCTAAAGGAAGAAATAAATCTTTAAATCCTAAGTTAGTATCTACCTGCGTTATTTTATAAAAAATACCTTGTTCTTGTAATTCAAAAACATCTTTTGCAAATTCTGGATAGTTTATACATAACAATTTAATAGCATCTGCTGGTGTTTTTAAATTATAATAAATATGAGTTTCCCCATATTTTTTTCCTAAATCATCTAAAAGCAGAACTTTATTTGGCATATCTAAAAACTGCTTTTGTACTCCTTCTATAATAAGCATTATAGTTTTCAATACAACTTAAAGATTTATATTTTTGATGTAAAATTCTGTCATTACCAAGAAAAATTGCAGCGTGCATAGGATTTTTTGTACCTAATTTCATAATCAAGACATCATTTTTATTTCTTTTTTCAAAATCAATTTGTTCAAAATTACAATTTTTTGCCTGATCTAAAAAAATACTTTTACTTGTTATTAAATCTTTTGGCCTTTCATAATCTGGCATAAATATACCTAACAATTTATAGTAATCCCTAACAATAGTATAACAATCAAATTTACCGTACAGCCATTGACGGCCAACTAAGGATTTATAATTTGCCATTCATCTTGTGGAATAAGGTAAACGTACCAAGGTATTTTACTTGCTTTACAAGCCTTTTTATCAGGCTCACTTGCATCCCCTCCTTCTGGATGGCTATGAACAATGTATTGAAAAATTCCTTTAGATCTTATTTTTAAATAATCTTTTGGATGTATAGCAAAATTATCCTTTGGGGTGTCTGAAATATTTACACAGGGATAATAAATATTATCTACAACAATCCCGCAAGTTTCTTTTGGTGCGTCTCTAAGTGCGTGTTCTTTTGCGTCTTTAAAAAACTTTTGCATTAAATTTTTACCTTTGATTCTCTAAATCTTCTTTTAGGTAAACGTAAATTTGTCATGTCAATTTTACCACTCAGTTCAAGTGCAACAGTTTGAGGGTTTTCATTAACTACTCTATCAACATACCATCTATCATCAGCTTCAAAAATTGCTGTAGGATCTGCTGTTGCATTAGTACCAGATGTAAAATTCACAGCATCAAGAAATTTTTTACAAGTTTTTATTCTCAATACTTCAGCATGAATTGGATTATATAAAATAAACAATGCAGAAATAGCACTATCAGTATTTGCTATTTCAAATTTAGGTCTAGGCATAGTGCCTTTTGTTGTTTTATCAAAACCTGTAACTTTTACTGGTAAAGCCACATATGTAATACTGTTAAAAACTAAATTTGTGTTTATTTCATTCGTACCAGCATGATAATAATATGGATCGATTGTTTGTCCATTTACATTTTTGTCAAAAGTAAATTTAAATAATTCTATCTCAGCAGAAGGTTCAAGAGATTGAAACTCAGGGCTTAGTTTTACTGATGCTGGTATTCTTAAAGACTGTAAAGCAACAGTACAACTACCTGTAGTTCCATGAACTTCAGTTAAAGTAATATTTATAGGATTAAAAACTTCATCAGGGACATCTTCAAATTTAAATTGATTTGCATTAAGTACAACGACACTATAATTTTCTTCCCAATACTGAAGTTGAGAATGTTCTGATGCAAACCTAACGACATCACCATCTTTAAAAGGATGGTCAGTAAAATTTATTATTATTACATTTACAGTTTGATTACTATCAATTTCAAAAGTGGCTGGTAATTGAATCATGCCTCTGCAACCTGTTCAAATGTAGCTGTTATTGTAGCTCTATTTAAATAAGGTATTGTCTTATTCCAATTTCTACAGATCATTTTTTTACTGGCACTTTCACCAGCAGGCGTGTAATCAAAATTTTCAACACCTGCCCTTGCATCAAGAAATGTCTCTATTTCGTCTGCATCTGTTTCACTTATATTGCTCCATGTAAATTGATAAACTTTTAGATTTTGGTTTATACCAAAAGTAGATCTTTGTTGATAACCATCACCAAATTGTGCAATACGAATGTTTGGTGCGGAGTTTTTTCTAGACCCATAAGTAGGATTAACAGTTGTTGGAAAACTTGCCATTAGCTTAATAAACCTCCATCCATTTTTTGTTTTACAATTTCAGATTGTACTGCTGCCGCTATTAATTCACCTAGCTGATTTGCAGATTGGTCATTACCTTCTACAGACGATCCAGAAGCATCTACGTTGACCACTACGCTTGTTGAACCTCCTAACTTATGGTTTGGGGTTATATTACCAGACACTCCTGGTGTAAACAATTCTGGACCCTTTTCACCAACAATGTAAGGTTTACCACTTTTTACTGGTCCACCATTTGCTGCAAAACCTAAAGCTCCAAAAATACCTCCTGTTACTGAACTTCCTGCTGCGTTCCCAAAGATAGCCATGTTTAAGAAAGCATCAGCCATCTTATTAAGAACATTAGATAAAGCTTCATTTAAAGTTTGTGTTCCTCTTATTAAACCTTTTATTCCATTTCCTATATCTACTACAATCGTATCTTTTAGTTGGTCAAAAGCGTCTTGTGTTATTTTTGCTGCTTCGTTAAGTCTTTGAGTTTCCTGTACTGATTCTGACAAACCATTTACTTGTTCATCAATAGCATCTTGGGATGCTTCAAGAGTAGTTAATCTTTCTTGATCTTCTTTACCAAGTATGCCCACCTCTCTTTGTTTTTTTAAGAGAGCGTCTACTTCAAACTGTATATTATCTTTACTAATTTCGCCTTCTTTTTCTAAGTTAGCGATTGTTTGAGCTAACTCAGGGTTTAATCCTTCTTTTCGTAGCTCTAATATTCTGGCTGTAGTGCTTTCTTGATCCTTTATTTGCTTAACCATATCATTAAATTTTGAGGACATGGTATCAGCTTGAGTTTTAGCTTTCTCTCTTATTGCAAATATTTGCTCTTCTTTTTGCAACTCCTCTAAAAGTGCTGCTTTTTTAGCACCTGAACCTCCCTGACCTCGCATACCTTCTATAGCTGCTCTTCTATCCACTAATCCTTGAGCCGTAGTATTACCAAGTGCTGCTGCATCTGCAACAGTTCTAGTTGCTGCTGCTGCTGATAAACGATCCCTAGCTCCACTAATTCTTAATAAGAAATTAGCTATTCCTGCTCCAAAAGCCTGTAATTTTGTTACCGCTATTGCCATTTCACTCCCAATAAGTCTTGTACTCTCTCCAAAATTCTTTAGTTTCTCAATTCCATCCTCTCCTATTCTAGTTCCCATCAATTTCATCGAAGCATTAAAAGCTGCTGTTTTACCCTGTGATTCTTCTATTAATTTTATACGAGCTTCCTGTGCTGATCCCTGTAATCCTATTGCTGCTGTAACAGCATCGGTATTTTGAGCAAAAGGACCCATAGCTTGTCCTAACTGACTTATGGCAGAAATAGTTTGCTGGATAGTCTGTAGAGCAGCAGTAGCAACAAGACCTCCTGCAAAACCGCCTGTCTGTCCTCCTAGTTTTGACCCGATCAATCCACCACCAATACCAGCAGCAGCACCTAACGGTCCTTGTCCAAATAACAATGGAAATGCACCACTTATTAGTGCTCCTGAAATATCATCTCTTGTAAAAGCTGGAGGCTTTGGAGGTGCTCCTGGTAATACATTATTATCACTTGTTAATCTCACTGGAGAAGCTGGCCCCATTGCCTTGCCTCTAATTGAACTTGAACTTGCTGTAGTTCTTTTGGTTAGATTTAAATTTTCTTTCTTTAACTTATTTGTTTTTGCTAACTCTCTATTAATACTTTTTTGTGCCCTTTCTTGTTTTAATAGTAGCGCAGCCTTATCTCTTTCATTTTTTAAAAGAATTTTAGAATCACCTTTTTTACCTTGTGCTATTGCATTTAACTTTTTTATTCTTCGCTCAAGATTATTTATCTGTTGGTTTATCTTCCGAACATCTAACTTAATATTTACATCGTAATTAGAGCCAGCCACTAATTTCTAAAAAACATTATTCTTAGTTTAGCGTACCTTACGATATTGAGCTTTCTTTTGGGCATCTTCGTATGCTTTCTTTTCTCTTTCGTTTTTAATACTAAAGTAAGCGTTCCAACCGTAAACTTCCTCTAGGGTCATATTTTTACGCAAATATTCGACTGTCATTCCTAATGTTTCAGCAATCATAAACTGAAAATAAAGATAATGGTCTTTATTCAGTTGTGCTTTTTACGGCATCAGGGGTAGCCTCCTCGCCCAACTCTTGCATCTTAGTCATAAGTTCAAGTAGAACTCCTAACGGTATTTCTCTTCTTAAACTTGGTCTATCTGCCTCAACAAATAGCTTTTGACCATTTTCATCTTCAGCTTTACTTATGATTACTTGAAGAGCAAAGTCTAAGCTGCTTTCGTTTTGTGCTCTGTTAGAAGCTATTAGAGTATCATTTATTGCATCTCGATCAGCAATGGTTAGTGGTGTCCAGTACACTTGCAAAATTAGTTCGCCATCTTTGTATATGGGGTAGCTACTTCTTTTGCCTATGCTAAACGCTTTCTTTAGCTTGTCGATTGCTCTTTCTGATGCCATAAAGTTGAATAGTGTATTCTTATACTATACTACTACTTTATTATTTAAAACCAACTTTTTTAAATGCTTTGTCTATATCTTTGTTGATAAGCCCACCTAACGTATAGACGTTGTACCAATTTGGTCCTTTAGCTGTAATTTTATGTTCTTTTGCGTGTTCTGCGTATGTAACCTGTTTGTTTTTAAGGTTTGGAAGGGTTTGACCTGGAGCGTTTATTGCAAAACCAGCATACTTAGCTCTATTTCCTACATATAATTCTTGACCCATTTTTGCGGTAGGTACTCTTGCATTTTTAAATACTCTGCCTTCTCTTGGTGGAATGACGAAATACGGATACTCTGGCCTTCTTTTTCGCCTGGGTTTAACAGGAGTCTTAGATACGACCCAGTTTTCACCGAATGTTCCTGTCCACCATGGGCCATCTTCAGTTAGAGAATGTACTATGTCTTTTGCTAATTGCTTTCTGCCTTTTAGAATAACCTTTCTTAGGTCGGTAGGCATTTTTGATAGTGGTTTTCTACTAGGCATTGGCAGTAAAATCGCAGCTAACGACTGTTAAAAAGTGAGTGTCTCCTTCTACCGTAACAGCAGTTGGTCCTTCTATTTCAGAAACTCTAGGACTTACTGCAAATTTGTCTACATAAGTAGGGCTATTTATGGAAGTTAATCCTGTTATTACGGATTGAGCAACAGCAGATGCTACAGCACTTCCACGATTAGGTGGGGTCATTATTCCACATCTAATTGACCCCGCATAATATGTTTGTGCTGCTCCTTGTGGTTGAGTAGTGGCTTGACTAAAATTAAGGTTTACCATTACATATTTTTTATCTCGACCTGGTGTAGAGAAAGGCATATTATCAAAGATTACGTTTACCGTTGGGTCGGTATCGTTTACTGATGTGAGAATTGCATTTTCAAATGCTGCTCTTGCTTTTATTAAACTCATTAGAAAATAACGTCAATGCGGAACAGGTATTCCTGTCCTCCTTTTAGTGTGCGAATATCTGTTATCTTTGCTCCTCTTGTCGATCCAGAAAATGTAAGCGTTATTTCATCTTGGAGTAGTGGTTGGTTGTTTCCTATAAGATCAGGAGTTATGTATAACCTTGCTATGTTTTCCTGAAACCCTGATTCTTCACTGGACTGTACAAACTCTATTGGAACTTTAATGGTGTAAGTTGTATTGACTGTATGGAACTCACCTGAGTCCGCGTCATAGCTAGATACACCCTTTCGTGTGTAAATAATTGATGAGTCTAATGAGTTCCCAAGTTGAGACACCACTTGTTTGGCTATCTTCTTTAATGCTGTGTCTAGTTGTCCTGCCATTAGCCTCTAACCACCCTCATTTGGAAAGCTCCTGCTCCACCTAGCATATATGCTCCAAGATAACTTTGTAACCAAGGATATTTGTCCATAATATTGTTTACAGTTCCAGTGCCTTGACTACTTGTGTTGTACTTAACTTGAATATCACCTAGTTTTACTTCCTCAATATTTCCGTCTGTACCTGTATTGCCTGTCATAGCATCTGTTTCATTTGCCAACGCTCTGGCTAATTCGTATTGTGCGTACTTGATGTTATTTGGAATAGAAGTACAAGCTAGTTCAACGTCATCTACTTTATAGTTATTTCTGGGAAATTTAAGTGCCTGTCCGTTATCGCATCTATCTCCATAGAAAATAAAACTATCAATCCATCTTGTAGCTGCTATTAATGCTCTGTTCTTTTGATCGTCTGTTTTGTTAGTCCAGGTGCTTGAATCTGGAACTGTTTCAAAGTATGTATTAGCTTCTGCCAATGTGACATAGCTATTTGCACTAGCACTTGATAATGTTGCTGTTATAGTAGCTGCCACGATC